TATTAAAACTAATGTATGCCGTACCATCAGACGCATTTACTGTTGGAGCTACTAATGCTTTACCGCCTGCTGTATATCCAGTGCCCGTAATCTCACCTGTAGCAGTATACGCAATAGTATCTTGATTCAGCGTAGCGTTAGCGGTGTACAAAGCAATTTTAAACGTATCCGTAGTGAAATTATGGATAGCCTCGTAAAGCTCTTCTTTAAAGCTAGTTGTTTGGCCTTGTACTATCATCTAACAGGTATCCTTGCTTGACCGTTACGGTACGCATCGCCTCTGTCTTTGCCCGTAGCTAATGTATTGAGTAAGTTCATAGCTTCTTCGTAGCGTTGACGGTAGTTTGTCATAATATCTGCATCACCTTTTAAATACGTATACGCTTCTAATATAGAACCGTATAGCAACGCAGAGTCAAAGTTTTCACCTAACCATGTATTACCGCCAGACTCTTCACTTGTAATAGAAGGCGGGTAGTAGAAGTAGTGAAGCTCTGTTTCATACTGCACATCAGGTGTAGGCCCTAAGATAAACGTCAATTCGTTTATATCATTAGACTGCGGTCCAAAGATAGCATAATACTTAGGCGTCCCATAACTTGTTGGGCTTGGGTAAGCTTCGCGAATGAAGTTAACGTCTTTGTTTAAAAGGTAGGTGTACTCACCGGATGTAGGGTCAATAACCGCAATAGAGTAAGCCGATAAAAAGTCACCCGGACATTGCAGGTATTTATTGTGTAGGGTAACTATACCCGTGACGTTTTTACGCAAGTCTGGAAGCTGTATTGAATTGTATATGCGTTGTTCAGCCTCTTTAATAAAGACATCAATCTGCGTTGTGGAGAACGTATTCTCCACATAATCTTGAATTGCTGCTGCCAGTTCTGCGTAAGTCATAGCTTATGCCATCGGTCCGCGTGCGATTTTACCTTTCGTTGCAGCGCCGTTTCCACGAGTTTTAACACCAGACGTTTTAATGCCTGTCTGTGGATAGCCTGCTACTTTAGGAGTAGGTTCTGTTTTAATTTTGCCTGTCATGGTAGTTCTCTAAGTTGTGATTGTAACAGTGCCAACAGACGCGATGGCAACAAGGTAATTAGGTGTAAGTACTGCATCAAACTGTGAAGCGCCCCCAACTGGTGCCCAACCCCATTGAAATACACGACTTCCGTCTTCTGGGTATTGTAACGTATTTAAGCCCGATTGATAATAACTTGTATCAGGGCGCGGGTTACGCAATGCCTGCGGGTCATACACAGGGTAAAGCCCAAGAAGTAACTGTGGGTGGTCAGGGTCCCAACACGAAGGGCAGACTAAAATATTGGTTACTTTAGTCTTAATCGTTAATTTCTTTAGGTCTTTTAACTGAAACCTTTGAGAGCACCTATCGCAAAACGCATGACTCCACTTACCTGACGAGTATTTAACTGACATAACTAAACGTGCATAATCCGTGGAACAAACCGATTACTTGCTTTCTCTCTGTCTTCTGAGAGTGCCAAGTCTAACTGTTGCTCATACTCCCCTTTAAGCATTTGGATACGCGTAGGGTCTACGCCAGCAAGCTTCATACTAAGATAAAAAGCTAATCCTGCTACCATCGCATTCAATAAACGGAACGGGATATCTTGTGTGTTTACTGCATTTCCAGCATCTTGCATCCTGCGTAGTCGCCAGTAGACAAAGTAATAATAAGGTGCTTCGGCTGTGCCTTGGTCTGGTGTAGGCCATATATTAATCTGTGGAGCTTTAGTAACTGTAGTTGCACCGTCAGGGTAAGTTGCTCCTGTGCGGCGGTTAATCCATACTTGAATCGGTCTGCCCCGTGCATTCTTATTAGGGATTGTAGAGTAAGTCGATTCAGAGATACGAGAAATATTAATATCTACTTGGTTTTGCCCTGTGCCTGTACGTACTACATGGTCAAGTAAATCAACAGTGTCTATAGGTAGGTCATAAGCAATTTGACCCGGTATAAGCGAAATGGGTACAGCACACTGTTCAATTGTCCATAAATTAATACCCCTGTTTGCAAACTCTACTAAGAGTAAGTTTAGAGAACGTCTAGCTGTGCGCATATCGTAACCGCTGCGAAGCTCTTGTCCGCAGCGCTCAAACGCCTCTTCTACGAGGTCACCTAAATCAAGGTTAAAGTTTGCTGTACCCGATGTTGTCATTTCTTTTTACCTTTTCGTCCAGGTACTTTTTTAGGGTTAATGCACCCCATTCCGCGAGAGAATCTCATAGGTATTTACCCTTTGTATGACCTTTAGTTGCACAACCATCACCGCGTTTAGAAGCCGATGTACGTGATGTACTACCGCCCGATGCAAACTTTCTAGCTGGTACTTTCTTAGCAGGTTTAGGTGGACGTTTAGTCATGCCGCCTTTTTTCATGCCCTCAACCGCTTCAATCTTACCTTGCGTGTTCATGTCTTCTGCTTTAGTAGAATCTGAATCTAACGGCGCACGAGAAGCATTCCAATCTCTAAACTCTTTTAACGCCGCTCTAGCACGGTCACCTTCAGTAGGACCTTTAGGTTTACTAGTACCTGACTTTAATGCAGGTTTGCTTACTGCAGGTGCTTTAGATTCAACTGCTTTAATTTCTACATCAGGTGCTGCTGGTTTTGCTTTAGGTTGCCCCATTAAGTCAGCAGCTCTATCTCGTGCACTTGTAGGAGTATAAGAGTCTTTATCAGAATAATCTTGTTTAAATGCACCTTTTTTAACAGCTTGCTCAGATGCGCTTTTAGATAAAGACGAATCGCCTAATTCAGAAGGGTATAAAGCCATACCCGCTCCGCTAAGAATACGAGATGCTGCACCTACTTTTGGTACATACTTAGCTATTCTTGATGCTGTACCTTCGTATACATTGCCAGATGCTCCGCCCGCTGAGGCTGCTCTAGGTAGTGAACCTGATAATTCACCTTCTACTGCTCTAGATGCTTTCGACATTACTTCAGATGCAGGGCGTTTGATAATATTATTACCCCCAGCAGTATCAGCTTTAACTGAACTGGGTTTAACTGGATATTTACCTCCTGAATCCGCTGTTTCTAAAGTACGGGTAATCTGTCTAGGTTTAGATTTAAGCTGTCTACTAGGCTCTTTATCTTCTGGTGCTGCAGCTGCTACTGAACTACCGCCGCCTCTGAAGCGTTTTACTTTTGCCATGACAATCCCCTAGACCATTTTACCTTTAGTGTGACCTTTAGTTGCTACACCGTCTGCACGAGTAACACCGCCTTTAGCATAGCAAGAGCCGCCCATAGCCATCATCTTACCTTTAGTGTGACCTTTAGTTACGCAACCATCACCGCGAGTAACACCGCCTTTCTTCATCTTTTTAGAATCTTCCATTTTCTCACCTTTAGCATATTGCTGTGGAGTGAGTTTGCCGGACTTAATAGCTTTGCCTTCTTTAAGCTCTTCGCTATAGGTTTCTTTACCTTTAAATAACTTTTTTAGATTAGCCACGTTGCCACCTTCTTTAAATTTTTTGCCTTTATCGGCTTGATTAAACTCTTTAGCTACACTTACTGGTATACCCGCTTTCTTTGCAAAGCTAGGATTGTGAGAGGCAGCTGCCATAAATTTTTTCTGTTTGAGTGATGTACTAGGCACCGCAGTTCCACCGTTTTAAAGAGGCTGCTTTGCGTGTAGGCTTACCATTCTCATCTTTCATAGGACCAGGCATACCACTCATACGGGCACAGAAGGACTTACGTCTCCCTGCATCTTTTTTGGTTTTAGGGTTAGGTGCTGGTGCTTTTAAGTTAGAGCCAGTAGCCGCATTATATTTTGCACGACCTTTGGCTGTAAGACCTGCGCCCTTAGAGACGGGGAGCTTCTCCCCTCTACCTACTGCTAATACTGGAGCTTTCTTTGCCATTTTATTTACCTGAGAAATGTTCAAACGCCCAGCCAACTAAACCACCAAAAGCTGCACCTGCACCACCCATAACCATTAAAACGTGCCATCCGCCTTTAGCTTCTGAAAGAGTTTTGCTTATATCAGCAACGGAAGCTTTAAGTTCTTCCATATCTTTAACCAATTTGTCCATATCAGTTTGCAAGTGTTTAATCTCGTTTTCATGAACTGCAAGTTTAATTTGGTCGTCCATCATGGCTTACCCGTAAAAAATAGTCACGCCGGTTAAAGCCGCGCTAAGAGCCATATAAATCCCATCCTGAAATACAATACCTTCTTGAGGGATAGGTACATATAACGGGATTGGGTTTGTATTAGAAGGTAGGTCTATTTCACATAGAGTAGCTCCGGTAGCACTACCATCTTTAAAGGTAACTGTAGTCGCTGTACTAGCAGCTGGTACCACCACAAATCCTTTAAGCCGCACTCGACTTCCGTAAAAACTACCTGCCGTATTTCTATGCGCACTCTTGACATCATATTGCATACTCATAATTAATCTCCTATTTAAAAGGGGGGAGGTAAACTCCCCCGCAGACTAATTACGCAGTTTGCGATGTTGGATTGTAAGTACCGTCAGACAAGCGAACAGTGTACGTAACTTGAAGCGTCACAGACCCCGTAGTTAAAGTTGCTGCTTTAGTAGCTGTATAAGTAACAATCGCATCTGTAGTACCGACATTATTAAACAAAGATGTTACAGCATCAGCGGCAGTTGCAGCTGTCATATTAGCTGGAGCAGCGGGACCTGTAACAGTAGTAGCAGCTGTAACGTCAGTAGCACCAATACTTAACTTGACTGTTGTTGCACCACTAAATGTGGATGTAACGTAGAATTTAAAATACGTAATCATTGCCCCTGCTGGAAGCACAAACGCAGTACCAGTAAGCGAACTATTGATTGACGCGAAAGGTAGGGTAATAGTTTGAGTGACCTCAGTGACGCCCATATTGTTGATAGTACCAGCAGTTGTGCCAGTTGTGTTAGGTACGGTTCCAAGTCTCCAAGGACCAAAGTGTGATGCTAAACCCATTTTAATCTCCAAATACACGTAAGATACGCAGTCTTG